AAACAATTGTATTATAACAATATAGGTATTTCATCTGAAATAAAAGGGATATTACAAACATACGAATATAACACCTATTCTGAAAAACACTTTGGGACTTTAAATACTAATTTTACTACAGTCAATCGTTATTTACCTGGAAAGTTTTATCTTTATGAAAAAAACAACACTAGACCTTTTCTTTTAATGTCTCTTAATTATTTAAAAATGGAAAATAGATTAGATTTATATTCTTTAATTGACCAATCCGTTAAAAGAAGATTGCAAAATAAAATAGATGGAGTTTCTTTATTATTAAGTTCCGGCTTAGATTCAAATATTGTTTTGCATCATGTTTTAAAACACGCTAAAGAAATAGATTTAATTTCAATTGAAAACGAAGAAGCACAGGGAGTAGAAAAAATATGCAATGAGTATGGACTAACTTGTAATTTTATATCCGACCAGTTTACAACTACAGAATTAAATGATGCTATTTATTTTTATGAGCACTCTTTAGATTATGGAAGTTTAATGCCTCAGTATTTACTTTTTAAAAATGCTAAAAATTCAATTGTTTTAACAGGAGATGGCGCTGATGAATTATTTGGCGGATATAACAGAGCAAAAGAAAAAGATACTTGGGAATATGATGTTTTTCAGGAATTACCATTTTATCATAATATAAGACTAGATCGAATGAGTATGGCATTTACAAAAGAAGCTAGATCCCCCTTAATGAGTATGGACTTACTTAGATATTCAAATTCATTGCAAAGGGGTGATAGGATTAATAAAAAAATTCTAAGGGATACTTATAAAAACATATTACCAGAATATATCTTAAACGGTATAAAAAAACCTCTTCGGTATTTAAACGATAAAACTTTTAATATAAATTTAATTAATACTAAACATAAAGAAATATGGCAATGTCAGAAAAAAAAATAAGCCAACTTATTGCAAAAAACCCCCATTGTCTTACCTCTTTTGAAATATCGGGAAATGACAGGGCTAAAGCAATTGAACTGCTAGAAAAATTAAAAGAAAGAGAATTACTAATGATTAATAAAAAAAAAAATGAAACTAACAAATGAATTTACGCCTATTAGAGAATGGGCAAAAGAAAAAGGGATTTTATCCAAAGGGGATATTAAAACGCAATACGTAAAACTTCAAGAAGAGGCAGGGGAACTTGCCAAAGCTATTATAAATAATGATAGGGAAGAAATAATAGACGCCATTGGTGACTGTGCTGTAGTTTTAACTTCTATAGCTTACTTTAATGGGACAAGTATTGAGGATTGCATAAATTCTGCTTATGATGTAATTGCAAAAAGAAAAGGCGAAATGGTTAATGGTACCTTTATTAAAGAAAACTTATGAGAACTTATTTAGCAAAAATAAAAATACCTAATGAAATTGCAAATAATTCTACAGGTGACATTGGAGAAAAAATATTTGAGTTATGGTTTACATTAAACTATCAAGGGGAACAATTGTTTAAACAAAAAGCAGATAGGGACTTTGAAAAAATTGATTTTGCAGACGAAAAAGGTTACACCTACCAAGTTAAATGTACGAAGCATAAAACTTATACGTTTAATTGCTGTTTAGAAGCTCTTAGCGAGCATTTAAAAGCAGGGGTTTATGTTTTCATTCAAATAATAGAAAACTACGCTTATATTGAATATTTACACGGTAAGGACTATGTACTGAATTACGCTAAATTTTCTTTTAAAAGCCCTGAACAGTGTTACGTATATTCTGCTAACTTAAATCAATACAAACTGGAGCTATGAGCGGTTGGATAAAATTGCATAGAAAAATTACAGATTGGGAATGGTTCGAAGACAAAAATACTTTTATTGTTTTTATTACTTTGCTTTTAATGGCAAATCATAAGGAAAAAAAGTATAAAGGAATAGTTATAAAAGTTGGAACGGTTGTAACTGGAAGAGATGTTTTAGCAAAGCAAACTAAGCTTTCTGTTCAACAAATAAGGACAGCTTTAAGTAAGTTAAAACTAACCAACGAAATAACCATTGAAACTAGTTCGCAAGGTACTGTTATTCAAATAGTTAACTATAAAAAATATCAACTATTAACCAACGAAATAACCGAAGAACAACCGATGATTAACCAGCAACTAACCACTAACAATAAGGTAAAGAAAGAAAATAAGAATATATATAGGAGTTTTGGTCATTTATTTATAACCGAAGACGAGGTAAAAAAGTTGCTAGAAAACTATAATATTAATTCAATAGACAACATTTTAAATGACATTGAAAATTACAAAGGAAATACTAAATATAAAAGTTTATATTTAACGGCAGTAAAATGGCTACAGAAAAACGGACCAACATCAGAAGGTATTTCACCGGAGGAATTAAAAGCTAGGAAACATGGGTTTATTAAATAAAGGGTCAGCGCTAGAATACTTAATTAACTACAGAGATGGTAAGATAAAACATGGACTAGAACTTGGGAATGGACTTGATGAGTTTATAAAGTTTAAAAGAAAGCAGGTAAACATAATTTTAGGACACGACAACGTTGGTAAAACTTATTGGATAAATTGGTATTTTTTAGCTTTAGCTTTAAAGCACGAATTAAAATTTATCATTTGGAGCGGTGAAAATCAACACGGTCAAATTCTTAGAGACTTAGTGCAAATGTATTCTGGAGTGGATTTTAAAAGTTTATCGCACGAAGAAATTGTAAAGCATTCAACTTACTTAGAGCAATTTTTTACCTTTATAAGCAACGAACGACTTTACAAACACGATGAATTATTTAAGATCTTTGAAGAAAGTGAAGCGGATGTAGCACTTATTGACCCCTTTACTGGTCTGGACCGTAACATGACTTACGAAGGTAACTACCAATTCATGAATGCTGCAAGACAATTTGTAAATAGAACTGGAATGACAATTTACATAAATACTCATCCAAATACGGAAAGCGGTAGGAGTTCGAACATTTATGTAGAGGGGGACTTTAAAGGACATTTAAAAGCACCGCTAAAAGACCATATTGAAGGTGGCAAGGCATTTACTAATCGTTGTGACGATATGATAGTAATTCATAGACTAATAAAACATGACATAATGAAATATGTAACTTGGGTAAGTACTGAAAAAATAAAAGACATAGACACTGGTGGAAAGCATACCGGACTAAACGATCCTGTTTATTGTGAATACAACTATGGACTTGGTTTTACTATTTACGGAAACGATGCAATAAAAAACTACAGACCTAAATATGAGGATAAATTAAAAACACTTTTTTAAAATGGAACTAGAATTACTGAGTAGCAGAATTAATCTTAATCACACTTGTTTAAAATTAAAGGTAAGCATTGAAGACATAAAAAACAAACATCCAAATAGAACGGATTTAATAACTTCTATGCAGCAGTCTTTAATAGAAATTACACAGGCAATGGCTGTTTATCAAACTTTAGAAAAAGAATTTAGGGCAACAAGACAAATTAATTTTGATCTTCAGCATTTAAATTTACAGTTAAAGCAGGATGTAAAAGACCTAAAAAAAATAATAGAGTATAACAATGCCGAACTTTGAAAACAAAAGCTAAAAAATGTTTTAACTGTAAAGAAGAATTTTTACCATTCAACACACTACAAAAGTTTTGTTTAAAAAACGGATGTATAAAAGCAATGGTAGAGATACAGAAAGAAAAAGAATGGTTAAAAAAGAAAAAAAAGTTAATTGAAAATTTAAAGACCTCAAATGATTATTTAAAAATTGCTCAACAGATATTTAATAAATTTATACGTCAAAGAGATAACGGTTTAAATTGTATTAGTTGTGATAAACCTTGCAAAAAAGAAAACGCAGGACATTACTATTCACAAGGTGGACATTCAAACGTTCGATTTAACGAGGACAATTGCCATTTACAATGTGAACACTGTAACACTTATTTAAGCGGTAATTTGTTAAACTATCAAATAGGTATAGAAAAACGCATTGGAGCTGGAAGATTAATGGAATTACAAGCAATTGCACATGAAACAAAGAAATGGACAAAAGAAGAGCTAAAAGAATTAATAGAATTTTATAAAAAAAAAATTAAAAAATAGTTATTTATTAAATAATTATTTGTATATTTGCATATATTATTAACTTAAATTTATTAACTATGAAACATTTATTTAAAGCATTGGCAGACTTCCAACAAGAAGTACCTGTTATTCATCGATCAACACAAGGTTACGGCTATACCTACGCAGACTTGCCTAGAATCTTTGAAGTAATTAACCCACTTCTAAAAAAACACGGATTAGCATTTACACAACTTATTAATGGAACACAAATAGCAACGTGTTTGTTTCATATTGAAAGTGGGGAAAGTATTGAAAGCAAAATCGATATACCTCAGGGAGTAATTTTAAAAGGCATGAACGAGTTTCAAGTATTGGGAAGTGCAATTACTTATTTAAGGCGTTATTCTTTAAGTAGTATGCTTGGTTTGGTGACGGACAAAGACACAGACGCAAGTGGTGAACAAGTAAAACAAGAGCCAAAAAAACCATTAATAGACAATAAACGATTTGAAGAGGCACTTATCGCTATTGAAAATGGCAAGTACACAGTAGCTCAACTTAAAGCAGGATTTGAATTAACTGAAGTACAAACAAAAGCTATATTATTATGTTAAAAGTAAGATGCTCAGCTCTAGGGACTATAATGACCAATCCCCGTTCTAAAACAGAAACGTTGAGTCAAACAGCTAAAACTTACGTTAAGGAAATGGTTTTAGAACACAAATATGGAATTAAAAAAGAATTTACCTCCAAATACACCGACAAAGGTTTACAATGCGAAGACGAAGCAATTACTTTAGTAAATGATGTTTTGGGATTAGGTTTTATATTTAAGAACGAGGAACACTTTAACAACGAATGGATAACAGGAACGCCCGATGTAAACACTAATGATATTTTACTTGATGTAAAATGTAGTTACGAAGCGCATACGTTTCCATTTTTTGAGGATGAAATACCAAACAAAGGTTACTACTATCAATTAATGGGTTACATGTGGTTAACAGGTAAAACGGAGTCTTTATTGTGTTATTGTTTAGTTAATACCCCTTTAGAAATAGTTGAAGACGAGGTAAGACGGGAGCATTGGAAGCACTTTAAAATTGACGAAGACTTGGAAATACGTGAATTTGTAGAAAAAAAACATAACTTTGACCATATACCAGAAACAAGTAAAGTAAAAGTATTTAAAATAGAACGAGATGAAACCGTAATTTGGGAAATACAAAAAAGAATAGAAGAAGCAAGAATTTATTATAACAAATTAATAGAAACAATATGAGCATACAAATACAAGATAAAATAGTGTTAAGTGTTTTAGCGCGTTTTAAAGAACGTTCGGACATAGGAATAAAGAAATACAAGACAACACTTGAAAGAACCGATTTAAGCACGTTAGAATGGCTTACACACGCACAAGAGGAGGCAATGGACTTTGTTTTATACTTGGAGCGACTAAAACATGAATACAAAAGAGAAACAAATAAAAACAAATAAAAATGGAAACAAAAAACAATTCAGGAGCAATCTTTAAAAATGACAACAAAAAAACGGATAACCACCCAGACTACAAAGGCAAGGTAAACGTAAACGGTAAAGAAATGGAAGTAGCGTTATGGTTTAAGACTTCCGCTAAGGGAGTTAATTACTTAAGTGCAAGCTTTAGTGAACCATTTGTAAAAGTTGAACAGGAAAACAAGCCGTTAGACGCAAAAGATGACTTACCTTTTTAAGATGTTAATACAAGACGAACAGTTACGAAAAGAAATAAAAAAAGTTTTAGTGTTAAAAACACGGAATAGCATAGTAAAGGAAATACAAAAAGAAGGTAGTAGGTTTCATTTTTTCCAATTAACTAATTTTTTAGAAGGTAAAGACGTTTCACTGTCAACATTAAAGAAAATAGATAATTTTATAAGCAAAGAAAATTTATAAGATCTTAATTGTT